AGTTGGAATGGAATTCTGAATTCGATGTAAAGAAATTAGATCCAGGTATTTTGTCTTGGTTAAAACAAAAGTGGTATAGTGGAAACACATTGTGGCTTCCATCATGTTTAGATGTTTGCAATTATGAGTTTGAACCCAGATGTTATTTACCCGGTTATCAGTATAACCCACCAATTGGACCGTTGACGGGTATGCTTACAGAAGTTACCACAGAAAGAGTCTTTATAATGTCGACTCTTTGTCATTACGTTGGAAAAGTTGTCACACCAACATATGAATCAATGGTTAATCTGGCCACTTCAATGGTGTTGAGTGACCCTATTTTTTGGGCTGATGCAATATGTGTTCATAGAGATAACGTCTTGCTTAAATACATAGAATTGGTTGTAGGAGTAAAATTTGAGGATCCAGATATGGAGTTTGTGGATTGCTTGGGTACCCAGATATTGGAGACATTAATGGTTTTGAGTCCATTTGTGTATAAAAAATGTTGCTTGGAGCCTGTTTCTCCATTAGAGTTTAGCAAGTTTGTTCAGGTTGAGGCTGAACCTCAGGCTGGCTCTAGTAAGTGGTGGGGAATTTTCAAGTGGTTTTGTTTAGCCATTGTAGGAAGTTTGTTTTTGACTTTCATGATTAGGCTGATAATGGTTTTGGGTCAAGGAATCGTTGGCTTTGTCAATGTTTTCTTAGCCATATTTGGTCTCCCTCCGCTCATTGAGTCTCAATCACCTTCTAGAAACAAGGAAGCAGTGATGCGAAAACCAGAGATGACGGTAGTGATGGGGTCTATCACTGACATACATAGTAACATGGGTGGTGAAAATGTTTTTAAACCTCTCCCAGATGTCAATTCGTTTGCCAATCCTGTTCTCTCCAACCTTAAGTTGGTAAAGATAATAATGAAATCAGGAGATGAAATGCATGGATATATGCAATTTTTAAATGCTCATACGTCTATGACAGTAGGTCACCCTATGATGAAAAACGGAGATGAGATAGTTGGTGTCCATGTCTATACGGATTCAGGAGAAGGCAGTGGTTTAACTTATAGAGTAGGCGTTCACTTTGTTACAGAACTGTTGGTGAACACTGAAGGAAGAGATTTGATAAGGTTTTGTTGGTCAATTTTGGCTACAGCTGGGATTAAAAACATTAGTCATATGTTGATGCCTAGAAGGAGTTATATTCACTCTGGTCACGTTATACCCGAAGTTATTCGAGTTTCTAAGGCTATCCACCATGGAGGTATGGTAAGTAAACATGTTCATACTTTTCATGATAGTTCAGGAGTAGTACGATTTGGTCATTTGGATAGAATTAGAGGTGAAGAACGGTGTTATAAAGAAATCACCGCAGAATGGTATAGGGGCGGAACAGTAACGAAAACTCCAATACGTGATTATTTGGTGGTTATAAATGCCAAGGGTCAGGCTGGAGACTGTACCATACCTTATTTGAGTCCTTT